ATCATGGTCGGACCGAGATAGACGCAGAAGCCGCCGGTGTCGGCGACCTTCTTCGGCGCGGCAGGCTTTTTCTTTGCCGTCTTTGGTGCGGCGGGCTGAGCCGCCGTGTCGATGATTTTTTCGCTCATAGGTTAACCTCTCTTTCCACGGGGGGAAGCTTCCATGTGGAGATCATTTCCCCCACGAAATAGGGGGCGGTGTCATCGGGATAGACCAGCGTTTCAAGCCCCGCCTCCAGGTCAAGGGTAAACTGCCCCCCGATCACGACCTGCCTGAGCATCGCTATGCGCAGCCGCTCCATGAGATTCAGCAGCATCAGCCCACCCTCCTGCTCGTCATCGTTATAGACACAGCAGATAGACCGGACCTTGGCACTGGAGGTCACGCGCTGTCCCTGCGGCTGTTGATCCATGCCGGTAATGACCTGGTGCAGCACATAGGGGGCCTTCTTGGTGGCGGAAGTGCCGTCCGGCAGGCGCGTCAGGTAGACATTGGCAGGGCGGAAGCTCTGCTCCGTGTCGCCCTTCTGCAAACGGGTCGGCATGATCAGGTCGGCGGTGACCTCCTCAGTAAAGGCCCGCAGGCGTTCCAGCAGAATGATCCTTGTCATAAATCAGCCTCCCCATCCGTTCAGCACGCGCAGGATTTCATGCTCAATGCGCTTTTCGTAGGTGTCGCGGATCGTTTCGTCCATCTTCTCGATGACTTCTTCGTTCCGCATCATGTGTCCGGTAGACGGACCAAACTTCTGCTCCACAGGAAAACGCGGCGAGCCGACGCGCTCGAAAACGGCAGTCGGGCCGAAAATACGGGCCACGAATGCGTGTTGAAGCGTCGCGGCTCCGCCGTTGCGCTTTACCTGTGTCTGCACGGTGCCGTCCCGGCTGTATGTGGTGTTGAAGGTCAGCAGTGGGAGCACGGTGCCGGAGAAACTGATGCTCATACCCATCACGCCTCCCGCACCGCCTGTGATGTGGGTCTTGGAGTGAACTCTTCGCATGAATTCACCCTTGTTGATGGTGTACTCGGCGGCGGCGAACTGTCCGGCGCGGGTCTTGGCTGTATCTCCGGCGCGCCTCAACGCGGAGAAAGCCGCCTTGTAAACGCCGCCCGGAACATTGTGCAGCAGCTTGTTCACGCGCTCCAGACTGCCGCCGCCGACCTCGTTGACGCGGATAAAGCTCATTCGTCCACCGCCTCCAATTCTACGCGCAGCATACCCATCTCACAGACCGAGGACGCGATATAGAACTCTCGGAAGAAGCCTCCGCCGCCCTCCTGGTCGTTGATCCTGATACGCTGCCCCCGCTCCGGCTGCACCCCGCCGAGATCGGACAGGGCGCAGTGGAGAACGGAGGAAACGATGTAAAGCCCCTGGGCATGGTCACTCATCAGCTGGCGGCGGTCCTTCTCCTTCAGACCGGAGAGGACGATGGGAATATCCTCGTAGGTCGCCCCGTCATACTTGACGGTGCGCTTTTCCGCGAACTCGTCGCAGTTGAGGAACACGCCGAAGTTGTCGCGGGCGACCATATCCTTGAAGCCGCTCATACCACAGGCGCCTCCGGCGTCAGCACAGGGGGCGCTTCGCCGTCGTCCACGCCGTCGTCGTCCTCGGCAATCGCGTCCTCCAGCGGAACATCCGTAATGGCGGCGATCAGCTGCGCCTTGGTCTTGAGCTTGGCGGTGTCGATACCCATCTCCTTGGCCAGCTCCGTGAGCTTGGCGTTGGTCAGCGTTTTAAGCTGCTCGGGATCAAGGTGGGCACTTTCCGCGTCCTCTGCGCCCTCGTCGCCGTTAGACGGGTCAGCGCCAGCCCCGCTGCCGTCCTCGCCCACAGGGGGCGTTGCAACAGCGGGAGAGGGCGTTTCCGTAGCGGGGCGGGCGACGCACAGGGCGAAAAGGCGCTGCGCCTCCTCTTCGGAGACCTCGCAGATACCGCCGCGGTCGATGGGAATGGGGTGCTTCGAGCCATCCGGCCTGTAGCCGTATGTGCCGCAGATGATCTCAATTTTCGTCATAGCAGTCTCCTTTCCGCGCCGGGTCAGGACACAACTTCCGCCGCGTAGATGTACGGGCAGTAGTTGTGAGGAGCAGCCAGGGGGCGAGCGCCCAGACGCAGCTTGCGGATGTCCGCCTCCTGATTCAGAGAGAACTTCGGAACGCGGGTCGCCGCATGGGACGCGAACTCGGTGGAGCCGTAGTCGATCTGGGTGATCTGGCCATACATCAGATGGCCGCAGCCGGGGGCGGTGACCATGGCGGAGGTGGCGGGGAAATACTTCTGCTCCGCGCCGCTGCCGTCGATGTAGGTTTCGTCTACGGAGATCAGGTTCAGCTTGAAGCCGCCGAAGTTCAGCGTACCCATATAGACCACGCCATCGTAGCGGCTGAGTTCCTGGTCGATGGTACCGATGATGATGCCGCTGTTGCGGTCGAGCAGCTTCTGCACCTTCTCCATGTCGAGGATCGCGTCGGCTGCGTCAGAGCCGAGCACCAGGTCAACCGCGCGCAGGCCGCGCTTGGACAGCTTGCGGCACATGGCCTTCACATCGCCGAAGAAGTCGCCGCCCGTGGCGTTCCACTTGGTGGCCACGGTATAGGTGTGGTCGCTGGCGTCATCGAAGAACTTGACATACAGCTTCTCGCCCTCGGTCTTGTCGTCGATGTAGGTCTGCATGGTGCAGGCGTTGTTGATCATGGTCTGCGCGCACATCCACTCCTCGCGGCGCACGATGCGGCGGTCCATGTCGGTCAGGTCACCCAGCTGCAGACGGGCCGCGCGCTGGGCGGGGGTGCTGTTGGCGTAGATGGCCTCGCCGAAGCCGCGCTTGCGCAGCTCGTCCAGCGTCAGCGATGAAAGCGGGCTGATACTCGTGGATCTCGTAGCCGCGGCGATCCATGGGGATATCGCCGGCGCGGGCGGAGACGAACGCGGCCATCTTGCGGTCGCCCTTGCGGTACTCAGTCAGCACCTTGTCGCAGGCGAAGATGTCGCCCTCCCCGGTGGGGAAGTAGCGGTCCTTGAAAAAGGTCTGCTGAGGAACGATCTCCTCGGTGATCGCCATCAGCACATAGGTGTCAAAGAAATTCAGTTCAGAAGCCATTGTTGATTCCCTCCTTAGTTGGCAGCGGCAGCAGCCTTGAAGACGATGCCGCGCATACGCAGGTTATCCTTATCACCCTCGGTGATGGTGTAGCTGGCCGAGACCGTCACCTTGCCGATGTCGAAGCAGCCGGCGGTGTAGACTGCCACCTTCTCGTCGGCGGCGGTGCCGACGTCGATGTCGTCGCACAGGATGCAGTCGGGGGTCAGGGTCTCGTTTTCCTTGGCCGTGCTGCCGAGAACGACCAGCTTGCCGTCGCCGGCCGTGCCGGAGGACTTGGCAAGAATGGTGCCGCGCTTGAGCGTGGCCGCAGCGGACAGCTTGCGGATAACGCCGCCGCGCACTTCGGGCGCGGGCTTGATGTCGGTGATCAGACCGTCAAAGGTCATCTCGCCGAGCTTTTCACTCAGATTGATCATGTTCTTAGCCCTCCTTCTTCTTGCCCAGCAGGTCAGCGACCATGCTCCGGGCGTTGGTCATGCGCGCCTCGGGGGTGTCGTTCTTCTCGCCGTCTTCGCTCTCGGGCGTTTCGACTGCGGGGGCAGGAGCGGCAGGAACGCCCTCAGCGCCGGATTCCTCGCTGTCGTCCTTCAGATCGGTCAGAAACTTCTTGCCCTGCTTGGCGGCGTTCTTGGCCGCTGCCATCAGCAGGTCGGCAGCAGAGCAGGGCTTGTCGCCGTACTTGGCCTGCTGCACGTCCGTCGCGTCGAGCAGGCCGGAAATCTCGTCGATCTCCTGCATACGCGCACGCTCGGCCTGGATCGCGGCGTTGACCGCCTCAGTGTGATCGACGGAAGCGCGGGCGTCGGCCTCCACCTGGGCGATCTCGTCCGGGTACTTTGCCCGGAGCTCTTCCTTAGTCATGGAAATTCCTCCTTCATCGCCGGTGACTTCCGGCTTGTTTTTATCTGTCTCAACCGGGGCGGAGGCCTCGGGTGTGACCGTGGGAATGTTGTCCGGCGCAAACATGCCGGGGGCAAGGTGCATCTGCCTCCCGTTCACGAACAGGCTGCGCCCGTCCGCGCTGGCGGCGATGCTGGTCGGCTCCGCGTCCTCGATCAGCTCGTCCGCAAAGCCCTTGTCGATGGCCTCGCGGCCTGTCATATAGGTCGTGTCCGCCATCATGTGGGAAATCACCGTGGCCGACAGCCCGGTCTTGCGCGTGTAGACCTCCATCTGCATCTTGTCCCACGCCTCCTGCTGGGTAGCCTGTTCCCGTAGCTCGTCGGCGTTGTAGCCGCCCCACAGGAAGGTCCAGCATTTGTGGATCATGACGAGGCTGGAGGGATTGACCCTGACCGTATCGCAGGCGCACATGATAAGACTGCCGCCGCTCATGGCCACGCCGTCCACGATGCAGGTAAGCTTCGTGCCGTTCCGCGCCAGCTCCCGCAGGCGGTTGTGGATCATGTTGGACGATCCGGCGTCGCCGCCGTAGCTGTTCATGCGGATAGTGATGGACGTGCAGCCGGAGATCTGCTTGAGGTCCTCCAAAAACTCGGAGAGCAGGATGTACTGCCCCTCGACGGGCTCGCCCCACCAGTTCGTAGGCTGCTCCTCGTAGATGTCTCCGTACATGGTGATCTCGGCATCACTGCCGTCCACCGTGGCCATCGTATAGACCTTTTTCGAGATGCTGACGGCGGGAGACTTTCGCCCAGCTCTCTTTGCCGGAATACTCATGCGCATTACCTCTTTTCTTTCCAGATATCGCTTGACGGAATGTAGGGACTGTTCAGCCACTCGCGGATTCCCGCGCGGCAGTTCTCGTTGCAGCGGCGCTCCATGTTCTTCGGGCAATAGGCGCAGTAGTCGCTTGCATAGTTCCAGATGGCGAGCGCCATGCTCCGCACATTCAGGCTCTGCAGATGCTCGAAGTTAGTCTTCATCGCCGTCACCTTCTTTCGGCGATGCCGATACAACGGTGACCTTGTTGCCTCCTGCCTGTGTCAGCAGCTCGTTTTCTCGCTGCAGCTGCTCCACATTCTCCTCCCAGTCGCCGCCGCTCATCTCACGGCTGACCTGCTCATGGGTCTTGATGGCGTTGTCGATCAGCATGAGGGCGGCTTCCGCCTCCTTCTTGGGGTCAAGGCTGCCCTGCACGGGGCCGATCCAGCGCGCACCGCACCATGCCTCCCGCACAAGGGGGTCCGTGAAGAAGCCGGGGGCGTTGATGCGCCCCAGAGCGACCGCTTCGGCCAGGAACATCTCATAGACCGGCTGGCAGAAGTCGTCCACAAACCACTTCCGGCGCATTTTGAATGCTTCCCACGCCTCCAGCAGCGCGCCTCGGCTTGCGGAATAGGAGCTGTTGAACTCCTTGATCAGCACATCGTAGGGCAGCTCCAAGGCTGCGCCGACCAGCTTGCACAGCGTCTTGACAAAGGTCTCAAAGCCAGCGGTGGGGATGTTCGGATTGCCGAAGTTGACCTTTTCCCCGGGGGCGAGGTGCGTCACCGTACCCGGTCCCATCTCGTACTCGTTGTCATCATCGGAGATGTTGTTCGCCATCGGTCCGCCGTCCGCGTTGACCTCGGCGGGGACGCCGGCAATATCTCCTGCGCCGACCTCGTTGAAGGGTGTATCGGAGGGGTCGGTCTCCGTTTCGATCCATGCAGTGAAGAAGCTCTGCACCAGCGCCGCCATCAGCTCGGACTCCGTATAGCGCCGAAGCTGGAGCAGCGGCTCGATGACCTGCGCCAGATAAGGAACACCGCGGTACTGGTCCGGGCGTTCACTGTCCATGATGTGGAGAATGTTCGGCAGGCCGGTCTTGGCACCGTAGGCCTCAACGCGCTGCCACTTCTGCGGCTCGCTGGTGATCTCGTGCGGGTAGGTGTTGCTGATGTGATAGGCGACCACGCGGCCGTTGCTGTCCACCTCCACGCCGTCGTAGACCTTGTGGCCTGCGCCGGGCTTTCCCTCGGGGATCTTGCCCTCCACGAAGCCGCCGATGGTGACACCGCCGCCATATTCGCTTGGCGTGCAGGCGCGGTCTGCCTCCACGATGTGCAGCCGCAGGGTATAGGGGTTTAGCGGTGTTGCCGGGTATCGCTTGACCAGTGCGAACACGTCGCCGCTGAGCAGCCACGACTTCAAGGCGAGCTGTTGCAAACTCTCAAAGTTGTTCAGGCCCAGCGCGTCGCAGTTCTGCTTTTTCCCTGCCCACAGCCGGAATTCCATCTCCGCCGCGTGCTGCCACTTCTTCGCCGCCTCCGGGGAGATGCCCAGCACCTCGCGGTCCACGGACGCTTTGAGCGTCAGCCCCGTCCCGATGACCTTGGTGCGGTTGGTATTGATCGCCGCCGTAGCCACCGGCGCGGCCATGTAGAGCATTCGCGCCCTCTGCCGCAGGGTGGCGTTGTTGCGGTTGATGTCCTCATTGGGAGCGCCGCTGTCCGGAACAAATCCCTTGAGCGCCCGCCGCGTCAAGCTGGCCCCGGCTTCGCTGTACCCCTTCGCCTGCGGCGCGGCTGCGCGGCGGCGGTCTTTCTTGTTGCTCAATGCTTATCGCCTCCCGTTTTCGGAATAAAAAACAGGCCGCCCGGCGGCGAAAGGAGCAAACTCCGCCGGACTGCCTGTGCAAAAAGCCCTTTCGGGCGCTTTGCCGGTATCATTTTCGTGACCTCACGAAAAAGGTCACCAGTCGCGTGGAACGATGCCGAAAGCCTTTCTCGGCTTGCGGCCATTCAGCTCCGCTAAAAGTTCATCGACCTTCTTCTCCGCGTCCTCGATCTCGTCCTTCAGATCAGGCAGGTCGAAGCGCGTCAGCTCGCGGTCGTCGATGACATAGCTTTTTACGCCGCCGTCCACAAGAGCCAGATATGCGGCGCGCAGCTTTGAGAGGGCGCTCTGCCAGAAGTCCAGCCGCGCCCGCAGTTCAACTTTATCCATATCGGACACCTCACCAATCGTCGTAGTATTTCTTTCCGCTTCTGCGCTTCGGCCTCTGCTTGGCGGCGGGAGGCGGCATGACAGGCGTTGCAACAGGGGCAGGAGCGCGTTCGCCGCCCGCCTCCTTTAGCCGCCTGTCTATCTCGTCCAGGTTCTTAGGAAGCGCCTTGAACGCCGCCAGCGCATAGTTGCGGCAGTCCAGCGCCTCGTTACGCTCGTGGCCGGGGATCTTCTTCCACTGCCACGGCTGCTTTTTGTTGGGGTCGTAGACCTTGACCTCGGAGAGCAGCCCTGTGAAGTAGCCGGAGCCGTAGTCATCCCGCTTGGGGAAGTGACAATATTTCGCGCCCGGCGTCTGTACGCGCAGGTTGTCCATGATGACCTCCTTGCCGGAGTCAACGCCGATCTGGTATTGCCAGCAGGTGCCGACCGCCGTCTGCTTGATGATGATCTTCTGCTTTTTCGGCGGCGCGGTGTAGGGCTTATCGCTGCCGGGCATACCCTTGATGCAGAACACCTTTTTGCCCAGCCGCGCCCGGCACTGCATACGGACCTCCTGCGTGAAGTGTCCGCCCTCGTCCACAAAGGACATTGACATTTTCAGCCCCACGCCGTTCTCAAAGCGCAGAACGCGGTCAAATACCAGCTCGTCCAGCTGCGCCCATACGGCATCGTCGTCGGGCCGTCCCATGATGATGCCTTTCTCAATGCCCCATGTCTCACCAAAGTGGCCGTGGCCGACGATCTCATATTCCATGCGGTCGTCCTGGGTATCGACACCGGCCGTCAGAACAAGCACGCCCTCCGGCAGCTCAGCCGGGTATTCCTCCCGGCGCGCCATCAGACTGTCCTCGTCCTCCAGGTCTCCGCGATCCTCCCACAGCTCGCCGAAGCAGGTGTTGTAGACGACCTGCATCTTGCGGGTACTGCCGATGGCGTTCAGGTATTTCAGAATGATGGATTCCCAGCTCGCCCACTGGCTGACAAAGGCGTTCAGCCAGAACGAGCGCGTGCCCTGCTCATAGGCAGCGGGGTTGTCCGCCTCCCATCTTGCCGGGGCGCGCTTCATTTCCGCCTCGGTGGAGATGCAGCCGCAGCCGGGGCAGGCATAGCAGACGCTGCGGACCTTGTAGGTCTTTTTCCCCGCGACGATGATCTCGTCGTGCTCAAAGCGGATGTCCGCCCATTGGATCTCGTGATACTCGCCGCAATGAGGGCAGCGGGATTTCCACCTCTCCATCGTGCCTGTCGCGTAGGCGGCTTCAATGGCGCTGGCGTTTTTGACGGTGGGCGTGGACACCTCACCGCTTTTCGCGTTGTAGAATGTCGTCTGCCGCGCCATCGCCAGATCCCACGGGTCGCCCTCGTTGCCGGCGGACAGCGCCCAGCGGTCGCGCTCGTCACCCAGCACATAGCGGATGGGCTTTGACGCCAGAGCGTGGGCCTCGGTGGAGCCGCACATCGTGAGGATGCCTCCGGGGTAGGTCTTTTGCAGAATTGTGTTGCCGCTGTCGCGGCTCTTG